CTAAAGGTAAAACTGAAGCAGAAGCAGATGCTTATTTCGATAACAGAACTATTGAAATATACGATGATAACTTTGTTGTTTGGAAGGTATCAGGTATATCCCAGCCTACAGATAGTGAATTATCAGCCGCAGATTCAGAAGGAGATAAATTATATACAAGCAATAGAGCAAGAAAAGCTCGCAAAAGAGCTTACGATTCTATTGGAGAACAATTAGATCAACTCTACTGGGACAAAAAGAATGGTACTAACAAGTGGGTCGAAGCCATTGACAAAGTAAAATCTGATAATCCGAAACCATGAGTACAATTAAATTAACAGCTACAGGAGGCGGTGGAGGTACTGTCTCTTTGAAAGCTCCAGCTGCTACCACAAGTAATGCAGCATTAGAATTAACCCTTCCAGTAGATGATGGGACCTCAGGTCAGTACATGAAAACTGATGGTAGTGGTGTACTTAGTTTCGCTACTGTTTCAGCAGGTTATACAAGAACTGCAGGGAGTTGGGTAGCAACAACATCTGGTACAGAAGTAGAATTTTCAAGTATTGATGCTAATGCAGTAAAACTAGAATTTTTTATGCAAGGACTTAGTATTGCAGATAATAATGATATAAAGTATCATCTAGGTCATTCTGGTGGATATATAACTAGTAACTATCATGGCCCAGCATGGAATGGCTCGGCTTTTAGTGGTTATAACAGTACCTTTGGTTCTTATGGGATGACTGCAGCAGCTTGGACCCAACACCGAATCACGGAATTATGGAAACTAGATGGTAACGTTTGGTTTGCATATACTAGAGCAATTATGAGTGGTGGTAATACTATCCACCATGACAGTGGTTATGTAGATGTAACAGCGGCTCTTACCAAAGTTAAATTCTATAACGGTACGTTTGACGCTGGAAAAATGCAAATGGTTACCTATACATAATTATGACTAGAATTATTTACAATGCTCAAACAGATCAAGTAACTACAGAAGAGTTAACTGATGCTGAGAAATCTGCAAGAGCTGCAGATCAAGCTGAACAAGACAAGGTCAGATATAAAGGTGTTAGAGCACAACAATATCCACCATTAGTAGACTTTGCTGATGCAATGTACTGGAACTCTAAAGGTGATTCATCTAAACTAACCGCCTACTACGCAGCTTGCGAAAAAGTAAAAACAGACAATCCTAAACCCTAATGGCATTAACACAAATAACAGAAAAAGGTATTAAGGATGGAGAGATCGTTAATGCCGATGTAAATGCTTCAGCAGCTATTGCTGGAAGTAAAACAGCTGCTGCTACTACCAGTGCGCCTGGTCATATGTCCGCAGCAGATAAAACAAAATTAGATGGTATAGCAGCTAGTGCTAATAATTATACACACCCTAATCATAGTGGTGAAGTTACATCTACAGCAGATGGAGCTACAGTTATAGCTGACGATATTGTAGATGAAGCTAATTTAAAGATTAGTAATGCTGGATCTAACGGTCAATTCCTACAAAAACAATCAGGTAATACTGGTGGTTTAACGTGGGCTACAGCTGGTGCTACTTTAGCTTCACCAAGTATTACTGGTACTACAGATGTTAATTATAGTGAAGCAGTTACACATACAATAACTAATTGGTCAGATGATGTTACATATACATTTACTCCTACTGCTTGTACTATTGGATCAGTAAACACAAGTGGTCAGTTCACTGTAACAATTGCAGGTAGTGGTTCTCCTTCGTATTCAGTTGTTGCTTCAACCGATTCACTTGGTTTAGCTAACTCTGCAGCAACACAGAAGACTTTTGCACTAAAATTATCTGCTCCAACATTAAATAGTCCTGCAAATACAGATACTGCAACAAACGTTGCTTATACAGTTACATCTACAGATGCAAATGATGATAAATTAGTACTTGATTTACAATCTTCTAATTTTAACTTTGTTAGTACATCTCATGGTTCAGGTTCAAAAGTAGGTAATACTGTAGAAGTTACAGGTTTTACTACTAATAATCCTGTAGTTACAGTATTGATTACAACAGCTGCTACATATAATGTAAGAGCTAAAGCAGTTAAAATAGATGGAAGTAAACCTACTTCTGATTGGTCATCCGTAGATACAATTGTTATATCAGTACCAGCATTTAGTGCAACTGGTGGATCAGTTACAACTGCTGGTGGAAAAACTATTCATACTTTCACATCTAGTGGTAACTTTGTTACTGTCAACCAATCAGGAACTATTGATTATTTAATCGTTGCTGGTGGTGGCGGAGGTTCTCAAGGTGGCGGAGGAGCTGGTGGACTTATCCACTCAACTAGCCAAAGTATTGCTGTAGGAACTCACGCTGTAGTAGTTGGTGCAGGCGGAGCTAAAAGTAGTGACAGCTCTTCTAACGCCTCTCCAGGTGGAAACTCATCCTTTAATTCTGAAACTGCTATAGGCGGTGGATTCGGAGATGGAGGTGGCGGCTGCGATGGTGCAAACGGTGGAAACGGTGGATCCGGTGGAGGATCTAAGAGAGACTGCGGAAGTGGAGGTTCAGGTACATCTGGACAAGGAAATGCTGGTGGTAATACACCTTCTGGACCCTATATGGGTGCTGGTGGAGGTGGCGGAAAAGGAGGATCTGGAGGCAATGGTTCTGGCGGCAACTCAGGTAGTGAAGCAGGCGGAGCAGGCGGATCAGGTTATACAACTTCTATTTCTGGTTCATCAGTTTGTTATGCCGGAGGTGGCGGTGGCGGTTCTGAAAACAGCAACGACGGCTCAGCCAGTTGTGGTGGCGGAACTGGTAACGGTACGAATGGTACAGACGGTACAGGCGGAGGCGGCGGCGGTAATGCTGGCGGTAATGCCGGAGGTGACGGCGGAGATGGAGTAGTTATTATTAGTTACACAACACCTTAATTATGGCTAGTTATTATAAAATAGTTGATGGTGAAGTTAAAGCTAGTATGGTCTGTGATGCTGATTATCTAGCCAATTCTTTTAAAGACACTTCACCAGGCGACTGGGTTACAAGCCCAAGAAATGGAACTAGTGCTTCAATAGGAGGCACTTATGATAAAGCAAAAGATAAATTTATAGATGTACAACCTTACCCTAGTTGGGTACTAGATTCTAATGGTGTATGGCAATGTCCATCTGATAAACCTCATCCAGGTAAAAAGAATTATTGGTGGGATGAGACGGTAGGAAATTGGACCAAAATAGGTGACGATTATCCTGACGAGTAATGTCTATTCCTATTCCAAGACCTACTCTCCCAACGCCATTAGACCTGCCTAGAATCCCCCTGAAGCAGCCTTCAGCCCTCGTACCATCATATAAGCCTATGGTGGTCGTTCCGGCTGATCTAGAGGCTCCTGAAGAGACTAAGACTAAGGAAGAGGAACAGAAGACAGAACAACCTGCTCCACCTAGCCTACGGATTCCTGTATTAGATATACAGATGCCGTTGCCAACTGCTGAAGTAGTTACCACTGCTACTTATGCAGCTGTAGCAGCTGTAGCAACTACTACACTAGCTACACCTCTATTTGATCAAATCAAAAAGAAACTACAGAAATTCTTACAAGGAAAGATTGATAAATGGAAGCAAAACAGGAAGAAGAAAAAAAAGGACTCCTCGGAAAGCTGAAAGATGCTGCAGAGGATCAAGAACACCAAATTCAAATCCTCGGTACATTTGTCAGACTTGGCGTTGTGGTTTGGAGTGGTTTCATAATAACAATGAATTACGTGGAATTACCTATGATTAAGAAATCAGGTAACTCAGATATCACGTTCGTTGCCAGCGTGTTTACGGGAGCCCTGGCGACTTTTGGCTTGACCACTGGAAATAAGAGCAATGGTACTGGCACACCCGTCAATTGTCCAATGGCTAAAAAAAAGGAAGAATGAAAAAATGGTTTTTACTCTTCCTACTGGCATCACCCACGGTAGCAAGAGCAGAATTAGTGACCCCAAACTTCACCCAAGGGTCGATGAACAGTACAACAACTACAACTCAAGAGATAACAGAGGAGATAACAATAACTACATACGGTTCCGCACTAAGCAAATGGAGTGGAGATGGGGTGACTCATTCATCAACTTCTTCAGGCGGAATAGCCGATTCAGATTCAGTATGGAACCTAACCACACAAGGTTCAGATTTCACCTTAGAAGTAGTAACCAGAGCAGCAACACAGGTACTAGAAACGCAAGAAATCGAAAGAACTATCGAAACTTCTGCTACTACTACATCCTTATCGGTCTTCTCGCAATAGGAGCACCAGTACGTGCAGAAGATGAGACTAATAATGTTTCTAATCCTGTTGCAGCTGCCACTGGCAATGTTACAAACCAAGCTGTACAATTTCAAAACAATGGAGCTCCCTCTAGACAAGTTTATGGACCAAATATAAGCTGTAATGGGAGTACAATGACCTTCAGCCCCTTCTATATGGGTAATCATACTACACCGTTTGATGACCATATGGAACAACAGAGCTATACTGTAGCTGAAAACTGGGGTGCTCAAGTGAATTTTATGATCCCATTAGATAGAGAAGGGTTAAAACAATGTAGACGTATAGCTAAACGTCAAGAAGAGAAGATGATTCTTGATTATGAGCTTGTAAGAGCTAAAGAATGTGCTAATTTACAAGCTAAAGGGTTCATGCTTGTACCTGGTTCTCGTGTATATGAAATGTGTAGTGATGTAGTCCCTATAGTAGGATTCACTAAACTAGTACAAGAGGAACAAAACAAACAATGTAAACCTATAGAGGAGTTTAGATTCCCATGGCAGAAGAAAAGACAGAAGTGTCCGAAGACGTTTCAGCCGATAAACTTGACGAGGTTACTGAACCCGTTAAAGTTTCAAGAAAACAATCCCCCAAAGCCACCCGTGGCACCCTAGATAAAGTTTAACCCACTAAATGAAAATGATCGTACTTATCAAGCCCATCCTCATGGCATTCCTTAGCTCATCTGCAGTTAAAGAACTAGTTATTCAACTATTAGAAGCATACGCTGAGTCCACCGATAATACCATTGATGATAAAGCGGTAGAATTAGTTAAAAGAAACCTATTCCCTGGAACTAAAGATTAATGCCCAAACCAGATTACACTTCACCTAATCCTAATTTTGATGCAAAAGTAAAATCATCTGCAGGAACTACTGGTAAGAAGAAGATTAAAATCTTACTGGATGCTGCAGCAATCTATCATAAACCATAATGGAAAACATCAGAGTACTTCCTAAGAAGGCTACTGAAGATAAGTTTAATGAGTTACATAACCTTGTCACTGAGGACTTTCTAAGGAGAGTTCGTAGTGGTGAGGCTACTACTCAAGACTTAAAAGCTGCATGTGAATGGCTAAAGACCAATGACATCACCGGAGTAGCTTACGAAGGTAGTCCTCTTGATAAATTAAATAAATTAATACCTACAGTAGATCCATCTCTAGTACAAAGCAGAATGTATGGCAAGCGCAACTAAAAAGTATTACGATGAGCTAAAAGAAAAAGACTATCCAAAGTATAAAAGAACTCGATTAGCTCAACAAAAGCGGTACAATGAAGGCAAAGGTAACGGTAACCGTACTGGCCGAGAAATTACTAAAGCCGCTAATAAACTCAGAGACCAATTAAAACTACCTGTAGGTGATCCTAGAGATGCTTCTCACTATAAAGGAAGTAAAACTAAAGGTAGACCACTCTCTAAAAAGATAAATAGAAGCAGGAGGAGATAATGTCCTATCGTAAAAACGAACCACTCAATGAAAGAGTAGGTAGACAACAAGCTAGAGATTCAGCTGCTGCTGCAGCTAGAGAGCAACAAGCTTACTCAGATAAACTTAGAGCAGAGAATGCTAATAAACCTGGCTACGATAAAGATGGTAATCCTCTTTCAGAAACAGAAAAACTAAAAATTAAACAAAGAGAAGAGCAGCAACTACCAGATGAATATCCAGACCCTCCAACACCTGAGACTAATTTAGGTGATTTTCAAGAACAAGGTGGTTATATTGATGATGAAGAAGAAGAAATTGATCCTAACACTGGCTGGCCTACGCAGATCTTAAAAGGTCTATCATGGGTAGGAGAGAAAATGGATTGGTTAGACGATCAAGTTGGTATACCTGGTACAAATATAGATGTATATCATGCCCGGCAAAAACCTATTCAATTTTTATCTAAACAACACTTTGCTTTAGGTTTATTAGGTGAAATTTTCATACCTGATTCAATTGATTTAGCTAGTTATGGATTAGCATATATACCTAACAGATTTAGACGAGCTGGAAAAGCTGGTGTTAAATTATGGGCTCGTATGATTAGTAAAAGTGTAGATACAGCTAAACCTTCTAGACATTTTATAGATACAAGTAAAGGTTTTGGATACGCTTCAACAGCAGGTAAAGCTGATGATATAGATGTAGCAGATAGTACTATTGATGCTGTATTACAAGGAATAGAAGATGCGACTAGAAAAACTACAAGGAAACAAGGTGAAGTTATTGATAAGGATTTAGTATATGAACTTGTACATCAATTTAAACATGTAGGAGCTACACCTGAGATAGGTAAGGCATTTCAAACTGCTATGAAAACAGCTGAATCTGAAGTTATTGATGTTGTAAAATGGTTGAACGCTAGATCACTATTAACAGAACCTAGAACTCTAGAAGAATTTACTGATTCTATAGCTGTAGCACTCGGTAAACCTGATTTTGATCCTAGTGACTTTATAGGTAATGGTAAATTAATTACTTATAATTCGAACAAGGGTAAAGAGGCTATAGCATCCTTACAGGATCTAGAAGAAGTATTAGCTAAAAGAATAGCTACAGTTGCTAATAGAGGTGCATTTAGTTTAGGACATATTTTAGCTGTCAGAAATATTATAAATAGAGGAGATTTAGGTGCTAGTCGTTTATCTAATATGGAGCCTGAAGTATTTAGGAGTATTCTTAAATTTGCAACAGATAGTACAGGTGCTCCTATTAGAGATTTTCCTTTAGAACAAATCGCAGCTGTACTAGGTAATGCTGCTAGAAAAGATCAAGACGATATGGCTCTTGAATTACTTCAGTCAATGGGTGTATCTTCTTCAATAGATGAAGAATTCTTAAAATTTTTAGATCCTGATGTTAGAAACTTTTGGAAGGAAGTTAATCCTATAGAAAATATAGAATGGTTTGAAGAGACTGCTAGGAGTAAAATTAGAAAGAAAATAGGATTTGCTACTAAACATAAACGTAAGAATGTACCTATTGGTCAAAAACAGGAACTACTAAAGAAGCTTAGACAACAGGCAATAGATGAAACTCTAAATGAATTACCTGCTAATATTTCTAGAGCTCTTAGTGAACTTGGTGATGAAGGTTTAATTAAACGTATAGCTGAAAAAGCACCAGAAATAATAGTAGACCTAATGAATGATATAGAACATGGAAGGAAATTTAAAGTACCTAAAAAAGGTAGTAAATATTTTACTAAATATATTCGATTAAAACGTCAATATGAACGTGGATCAGCTAATCTAAAAATAGATAGCCCTGGATCATATGGACAAGATCAACTATAACTAACTATGGCAAATTATTTCGGAGTACCTAAAGATGTACGAGATGCTGCAAAGCGTCAGTATAAAGGTGGTCCAGACTATACAATTGAAGATAAAAAGAAAATTATTAACCACTATAAAGGAGTCTAATGGCTGGTAGATACATTAAAAAAAGAGGCAGTGTAAAGGTCAATCCAGATCCTGAAGCTCCTTATCA